CTATTTTTCACTTCCCTCCGATAATTCACTTGCAATCTCTAAAATTCTATCACTTATATATTTGGATTCATTCTTTGCATCTTCTTTATTGAATCCATTTTCTAGAAATACTCTTTGAACCCCCACTTTAAATTTACTTAATACAGACTCTTGTCTATTCCAATCAATTGTTGAAACGCATTCTTCTACTAATGCCCATATTTTTTGTATATCGAAATTATATTTTTTGCTTAAATCTTTAAGCACAGTATCCTTAAAATTTTCATTTTTTATTATACTGTCACTTATTTCAATATCTGTTTTTATTATTTGTGTTTTTATATCATTAGAATCAAACTTTATAAATTCTGATGAAACCTTTGTTTTAGCATTTTTTTTATTTTTTATATAACTTAATTGGTGCTCTAATTCGGGAAATAAAGTAGCCTCATTTATATTATATGTGTCTAGTTCCTCCAATATTGCCTTCTTGTTTTCTCCTAAAATGTAGAAAAACTTTCTATCAAATTCATCCCGCAAATCTTTATATCCTTTTTCTATACTGGACTTACTAATAGATTTGGTATAAATAAAATTAAAACATCCAGCCAATAAAAACATTCCACATTGTCTTAATAACCTTTCATTGTTGTATGATGGAGTAACAATATAATTATTCTGAATAATATTTATAAACTCTTCATAATATTCTTGTGATTGCCATCTTTTTTCTAACTCTTTTGAGATAGCTTGCCGTTCTGCAAGTTTTTTCAATATGGATTCAAGAGTATTATCATTTGACAAATCTATCTGAGATAAAGCAGAAATAATTATTATCCTCATCTCACTTGTAGATACAGGATATCTTTTGTTGAAAAATATAACACCATTCGCTTCTTGAGGCTTAGTCTCTTCATCATCTTCAATTCCTTTATAACACACATCACCATATTCTTCACAAGCAAAGTATAAAGCAACTAATGGATTAGTAGTTAAATCCAACAATCGGGTACACATTCCATAATGCTGGTATTTAGTCATTATCTCAAAATCATTATTTATAGAAATAAATTCATATGGTGCTTTTAATAAAGGGACTTGCATTAATGTATGTTCCACGCTTAAATAATTATTCCTAAAGACACTTGGAATAACATCCCAAAAATCAGTTTTTTGACCTCTAAAAAATAATTCTTCATTGCTTCCACTCAAATCCTCCTTTAGTCTATTTACTTCATCAATAAAAGAACTTACAGAAGTAATCTCTATCCCATAATTTTCAATTTCATCTTTGTTAAATATTTTTTCTTCCATATATTCGACTCCTTCTGTAATATAAACAATAATTTAGCTGCTTAAATGTCAATTTCAGACACATCAAGTTCACCAGATATTAGTTTTGGTAATAAAGTGTCACGAGTTGTAGCCAATCGCATATTTTCATCTTTGTTGTGACCTATCATTTCAAAAATAGGAGTTACTACGGATGTATAATTGCTAACTTCATTAAAATTTAGGTTACATATCGGCATTGAAGCTATATGTTGAGGATAAATATGTGGTTGTGCAGAACCTATTTGTGCATCATAGATTTCATTTTGTCGTTTTTTGAGTAGTGCATACCAAAAATAGACATCGTCTGACATTAAACTATCAATAAAAGATGAGTCAGATGACCAAATAGGTATATTCCATAAACTAACATATCCTGCATTTGCACCTGAAGCAGATATGACAAGAACAGGAGCAATGGTGTTAGCAGTATTGTGGTAAGTTGATGGCTCTAAACCGCCGGCAACTACTGGAATATTTCCAAATACAGCGTTTTTGGATAATAAACCCTTACCTCTTTTCGGCGTTATAGTATCTCCGATAGTTTTTTCAGCATTAGAGATATTTGGGAACATATTATCAAATATAGCTAGTGCTTGTTGCTCTAAATTATTGTTTATCACATTGTTTAATTCAATCTTTGTGTCAATATCTTTTAATATACTAGCTATTTTCTTTTGCACTTCAACATCATAGAAAGGCACTTCGTATTCCATAATAGAAGCTTTATCTCCTCTTGGCATTTTTGTTCCCTTAGAAGTAGCCATTGCAAATGCAAAGAATTTATCATCTGTAAGTACATAGTAAAGAAAATCACTATCTACGTTTTCCTTCGCAGTAAAAACCAATACATCATTAGAGCATCCACCATTAAACTTAGCCTTCCATATTTTCTTAAAATACGGACGAATATTTGATACAAGAACATCCCCTTTTTCATATGCTTGTGTCGAATCAACAGATGGAAGTGAAGAGGCATTTACTATTCCAGATTTATTTGGAAGCATATTTTCAGTTGAAATATATGTTTCTGTTGTTAAATCAGCTACATTCATTTTCTTCTTGCGAAATGTGCAAATTTCTTTAAGCTTACACTTCATACCCAATCATCCCCAACTTTTTTTTGATTTCTTTTTCTAATTCATGAGATTTTTTGAACATATTTGAAAGTTCTGATGTTAACCTTATCATCTTTTGTTCAAATGGCTCTCCATCATCTTCCTGTTCTTCAATTCCTACATATCGACCAGGAGTTAAAATATAGTCTTGTTTTGCCATATCTTCTATTGTAGCTATAGTGGAAAATCCTTTTTTCTCTTCCAATACTCCATTTTGAAAATCTTCAAATGTTTTTGCTAATAAATCAATATCTCCAAGACTTCCGTCTTCTTGTACCCCTTCAGTAAAATCTCTATGCTTTCGATCAACCATATATCCCATTTTTCTGGCATCAATAAATAGAGTTTTTCCTTTCTGTTTTTTGTTTTTTGTAATGAACCACAATGTCACAGGGATGGTAACACTATAAAATAGCTGTGTCGGCAAAGCTACAATTCCTTCTACTAAATCATCTTCTATAATTTTTTTTCGGATTTCTCCTTCTCCAGAGGATTGAGATGATAATGCTCCATTAGCAAGTACTAATCCTATTTTTCCATTGGGTGCTAAGTGATGAATCATATGTTGTATCCAAGCATAGTTTGCATTTCCCGATGGTGGGACTCCATATTTCCACCTAACATCATCTTTTAATTTATCTGCTCCCCAATTAGAAAGGTTAAATGGTGGATTCGCCATAATGAAGTCCGATTTTAATGTTTTATGGATATCATTAAAAAATGTATCCGCATGATAAGAACCAAAATTGGCATCAATTCCTCTTATTGCCATATTCATTTTCGCCATCTTCCATGTATCTGCATTGGATTCCTGTCCATAAACAGAAATATTACCTCGATTGTCACTATGAGCCTGTACAAATTTTTCACTCTGTACAAACATACCCCCACTGCCGCAACAAGGATCATACACTCGGCAATTATTGAACGGTTTCAATATGGCAACAATTGTTTTTACAATACTTGAAGGTGTATAAAATTCGCCGCCCTTTGTTCCTTCATAGGCAGCAAACTGAGCAATACAATACTCATACGTCCTACCTAATAAATCTTTACTTGTCTCTGTTCCATCCATTTTTATTTCGTTAGTAAATAAGTCAACAACTTCCCCCAGTACTCTTTTATCCAAATCAGGACTGGCATAATTCTTAGGTAAAACATTTTTTAAACTCACATTTTCTTTTTCAATTGCTCTCATGGCATCATCAATTACTGTGCCAATTTCAGGTGTGTGGGCAGCAGAAGAAATCTTACTCCAACGAGCTTCTTTCGGTACAAAGAAAATATTTTCTTCTGAATATGCATCTCTATCGTTTTCAAAACCATCACCTTCTTTTAAAAGTTCCTCATAGCGTTTTTCAAAGGCACTGGATATGTAACGGAGAAAAATAAGTCCAATAATTACCTTCCTATATTCAGCGGCAGGAATATGCCCCCAAAGGACACAAGCAGCATCCCAAATTTGTTTTTCAAAGCCTATCTTTGTATTATCAGCCATTTTTAGTTCCCTTTCATGTTATTTTCTATTCCCACTCTACCATTAACTATATTATACACTATTTTTTATTATTAATTTCAATATTTTTATTAAATACAATTTTATACATTACACCCTTTTTAAAAATTTTTAAGTCCAAATTAAGTCCACTTATTTATTTAAAACAGATATCATAAAATCATGTGATTCTCTAAAAAGATGTGCATAAATATTGAGAGTGGTTTCAACTTTTTCATGTCCTAATCTTTTAGATACTGCAAGTATATTAACATTATTATTAATTAAAAAACTCGCATGACTATGTCTTAAATCTTGCAGTCTTATTTTTTCTAATCCAGCTTTTGCAGAATAAGTTTTTATATCATGCTCAAAAGTAGATTTAGTAGTAGGAAAAAGTCTAGTATCATCTGTTGGGTAATAAAGTTTTTGAATATACTCTTCTACAATACTGACTAATTTATCTGACATATCTATAATTCTATTAGCCCTAGGTGTTTTAGGATCAGTTACTACATCTTTCTTTCTAAGCCTTTGATAACTCTTGTCAATCTTTAAAGTCTTATTTTTTAAATTAATATCTTTAACTGTTAGAGCTAACAACTCCCCTATTCTCAATCCACAATTAAATAGTATTTGAAAACCAGTATAAGATATGGGCTTATGTACAAGAAGATTAATAAATCTTTCAAATTCAGGTGGCTCCCAAATTTTCATTTCATCCGCATTTTTCTTTCCTATACTCCCTGCTTTATGGCATGGATTTTCTTTCAGTCCATAAAATTTAACTGCATAATTCATCATAGCTGATAGCTGATTATTAATAGTTTTTATATAGGTAGGTGCATATTTTTTATTAGTCTTAGGGTTTTTAGAATTAATGAGTTCATTTTGCCACTTTCTTATCACTACTGGGCTAATTTTATCAATACTTAATTTTTTGAAAAATGGTAATATCTTCAAATTGATTATGTACTCTTTACTTATAAAAGTATGTTGCTTTAATCTATGCTTCATATCTTCCATATATAAATCATACAAAGATCGAAAACTCATATCCAAATTAAGATTAGATTTTGCTAAGAATTCTCTTTCAAACTCTTGAGCTTCTCTCTTGGTAGCAAATCCTCTTCTTTTCTTTTGCTTTCTCTCTCCCTTATAGTCAGTAACATAAAATCTACAGGTCCAGGTGTTATTATCTTCTTTATATGCAGGCATTATTTTATCACACTCCTTTCAAATTGCATAAAAAGCAAGAGTGTGATATAATCTTAATATCTGAATTACAAAGAGTACCACACTCTTGAAGCCTTTTAGTTGCTACCAACAACTGAGGGGCTTTTTTTATTTTAATAACTATTTGGACTAAAAAGTCTAATTTCCCCAGTAATTCTTTGTCTTAATCCATCTATAATAATTTCAATTAAATTATCAACATTATCTTTTCCCATTAAATTATAAACTAGTTTTTCATCTGCCAGTTTATCTAAATCATCAGTACTAACGACAGTTTTCTTTTCATACATTTTAAATATTTCTTCAGTCCTTGTAACTGCATCTAAATAATCATTTTCATTTTTATTACTTTCAGCATATTCTATCCAAATATCACTTAATTCTTTTTTAAATATATCCATTGTTTCTAATCTTAATTTTAAGAAAACATGGTTAATATCAAAACCGAGTGCTATTAATTCTTTAGCATAATTAGATACTGAAATAATAAAAACTACTCTTAAATAATCAGGATTATTAACAGCTTTGTAATATTTTTCTCTAACAGATTCAGTTTTAGCTTTTCTAGCAGCTCCTATTAAATCCTCACAAACAATTAGAGAATGCTCTACAATATTTGTAGATAAATCTTTCATAATTTCTTTTAAAGACTCTTCATCTTCTGCTCCTAAGGCATTTAATCTAATATTTTCCTTAACTCTATTTTCCATAAAATTTCTTGTATATTCTTTACCTCTACCAATTCCCCATAATCTTGTAGAATATCCTGTTGGAGCATTAGGTAAATTATATTCTTTTAATTTTAATTTCATATTTAAAGCAACCCACATTAAAATACAACTTCTTTTTTGTTCATACGTAAAAAAATCTAAAGGCTTAGTTCCGTAAAAATTAGATAGATCCATCTTCATCTTCTCCTTCTTCTATTTTTAAAATTAAGCTATCATCTAATATTTCTTCTAAATGTTTTTGATATTTTTTTAAATTTTTTAATGTTGTTTTTATTGGATTTTTTATTTTATTTTTTATATTAGTATCATCTGTTATTAATGTGTCAAGTATTAACATTTTTCCTTCTAACTCTTTATTAAGATCTATTAATACTCTGTTTATTGCTGCTATTTTAGAAAAAATATTGTTTTCATTTCTCATCATTTCATAAGTCTCTAAAATCTCTTTCTCAAATTCACTAATTTCTTTTTTAGAAAGAAGAGAATTGATAGAAAATTTTAAATTTTCTGGAATAGTTTTAATTCCTTTTTCATATAAAGAAATTTGGCTTTGACTAGTTTTTAAAATTTTAGCAAAATCTTTTTGAGTTAAATTCAATTTTTTTCTAATTTTTTTTAAATTACTTTCCATCTTCTCCCCTTTCAAAATATTTTGAAATATTCTATATTGATATTTTATATTATATAACAATATTAAAATAAAATCTAAAATATTTTAAAATATTTTATTTTTATTTATTTCAATCATAATTTTCCTAGTTAATTTAAATAATTGAGAAAAAATACTAAAAAGAAATAATTTGTTATTTCTTATACTTTCACGAATAGTTTCCGGATTTTTATTTTCTGTATCTTTATAGTATCTAAATTTAGAAAAATATTTTCTAAAATATTTTATTTTATCTTGCATTTCTAATAATTCATCATAAGTAATAACAAAGTTAAGATTAGTATAATGCCCTCTACAAAATAGCTCTTTTTTATAATCTTTTGATAAGAAATAATAAAACGGACAATTAACCATACTAATTAAGACTTCAGATTCCATTTCTTTATATTGTTTCAAACAACCTTTTTCTTTTTCAGAACTAAAACCTTTTTCAAAAACAATAACGATGTCATTAAAGATTTCTAATTTTAAAACATAACTAAAATTAATAATTTTTTGTGTACTTACTTTATAAGAATCTATAGATTGTAGAAAGCTTTTATTGTCTATATTTTTTAAATTATATCCAACATATAAAATCATCTTTTACTCCCCCAATCTTTCCCTAATCTTTTTAATCGTCCTTTTCCCAGCAACACCATCTGCTACTAAACCATTATCTCTTTGAAACTCTGCAATAGCATTATCTCCAGTATAGCCAAAAGTAGCTAAATTCTTTTTAATTTCTGCTTTAGACATAGTCTTACTGCTACTTGTAGTTTTTGGACTTTCATAAGGACATACACCATTTGGATGGTCGTGGGCAGGATAACCATGGTGATAATGATATCCACCATTCTTTCTGTCACGATGTCCTCCACTTGCATCAGTTCTACCTGGATGTGAAAATGCCAATAGGCTAATTAAAATGAATAATGTAAATAGTTTTTTCTTCATAAACTCTCTCCCTTTTTTAAAATATTTTTATAGTGATTTTGGTAAATACAACCAAATATCTTTCCCAAATAAACTCATATATTCAAATTCACTATAAATATTATTAATTTTTTCATTGATTGAATTTTTAAATAATGCAATTAAATTATCATTTTCTTCAACTATGTAATATTTCCAATGAGTACTGAAATGATTAGAACAATATTCAGAAACTTCTTTACTCATATAAAAAAAATATCTAAATAAATCAAGTAATTTTAAATTATTGTTATTAATTTCAACATACATATATAAAGCCAAAGGTAAAGGTGAGCTACAATGTCTTGCAAAACAATTAGCCTCTTTTTCCTTTATTTCATTATACCTTTCACCATCACAAAATATATAACTATATTCTTCTTTCAAATGTTCTAAAAAGTAATGTCCTAATTCATGAAAAATAGTCCATCTAATTATATATATTGAATCTTCTTCATTGTAACAAAGTATATATTTCTTTTTCCCTTTCTTTTTTAAGAAACCTCTATCACTTTCAAATTGACATCTTATTTCTTCTATTGACATACTAGAATACTTTTTTTGAAGTTCTTTAGCAAATTCTTTATAACTTTTTAATTCTATGTTATTTATCTTTTTTATAATCCTAAAAGGATCTATTGGTAAAACCCCATCACTATATTTTAATAAGACTTCATAAGCCTTTTTTTGTGCATAATTATATTGAATATGAGAATTTGTTCTAATCAATTTAATCACCTTGATTTAATTAATCTTCTTCATCTTCAACATTTTCATCAAAGTAACTATCTATTAAAGCCTCAACTATTTTTCTTTTAGCTTCATCAAGTTTACTATATTTATCAAAAACTTTTTTATCTCTTGCAGCAGTTTTAACTTCATCTTTTTCTTCTTTTTTATTTTCCCAGTCATATTTTAAACCTGCTTGGTATCTATTCTTAATATCCGAACGCCCCATAAGGTAATCCATATCAACATTAAAATAATCACATATTTCTTCTAATAGTTCATAGCTTGGTTTTCTTCTGCCTTGTTCATACATTCCAATAGCACTAGGAGATATATTCAATTCTTTTGCTAATTGAGCTTGTGTCATATTTTTTTCATTTCTCAAACTGATTATTCTATCTTTTATTTCAGTCATATAAATCACCTCTTAATTGTATTATATACGATATGTGTAAAAAGTCAAGAATATCTTTACACAAAAAGTGTTGACAAAAAGTTTGAGTTATGATACACTTGATGTGTAGAAAAAGGCTTTTGTTTTTTTTTTAGAAATTAACTACACTTAAAGTTGTGTTAAGGAGGTGATTTTTAATGACAATTGGAGAAAAATTAAAAAAATTAAGGGGCGAGAAAAAAACGAAGGATGTAGCCAAAGATTTAGGAATAACTATTTCAGCCTTATCTAATTATGAAAATGACTACAGAGTTCCAAGAGATGAAACAAAAAGAAAAATAGCAAATTATTATAAAAAATCTGTTGAAGAAATATTTTTTTAAATAATAACTACACATTTAGTTTAGTGAATTAAAAGGAGAACGAAAGAAAGGAGTGATTGAATGGGTGAATTAATAAACATAAAAATAATAATAAAAGAAAATATAAATCTAAAAGAGTTAATTGAAAAAATTAAAAATGAGCTAGACACAAAAAATGGTTATAAATTACCAATAGAAAATCCAGTTATGGAATCTACAAAAAGCATATAAGACTGTAAATTTATATTGCATCCGCCATTAAGGATAGTTACATTTTTTAAAAAAATACAATCAGAAAAATTTATTTTTTCTTTATTTTCTGAGCTTTTATTGTAAGTTTTCATAGCTAAATGCGACATGTAAACTACAAGTGTTTCATTAGAAATATTTTTTTCTAAATTTGAAATTTCATCTAAGGAAAACATTTCGCCCAGAATAGTTCCTGTAGATGTTGTAAAAATTAGTTTGTTATTTTTTAAATCAGGTGTGTTTTTAATGAGATTATTTATTAAATATAAAATATTACTTTTCGGGAAATTATCCATAAATCCTCCTATAAAAGTATCTAGCTCATAAGGATATTATATCACAAATAACAACAGAAGAAAGGTAGAAAAAGGAGAGTGATTAAATGAACGAATTAACAACAGTAACACAAATGACTTCATTAGAAGTTGCAGAAATAACAGGTAAGGAACATAAAAGTGTTCTGAGAGATATAAGAGATGAGATAGAAAAGCTTGAATCTCAAAGAATTTTTACTGAGCACATTTTTGTGCCGAGTGAATATCAAGACAGAACTGGAAGAACTTTACCAATGTATATCTTAACAAGAGAAGGTGTTTTACAGTTAGCAGCAAGATATGATGCGGTAGTTAGATTTAAGCTGATAGAAAAGGTTAGTCAACCAATTAAGCCTTTATCTCCAGCACAACAATTATTAGCACAAGCTCAAATCTTAGTTGAAATGGATAGCAGAGTAGGAGCAGTAGAACAGGGAGTAAGAAGACTTGAACATAACTGCAGAAGAACAATAACGAGTAATCAATTAACAGTTATAGCTTATGCAAATATGAAAGGGATAAGACCTGATGAATATAACAGTAGTGTTGTAGGAAGAAAAGCAACAAAGTTATGTAAGGAAAGAAATATTTTAGTTGGTAAGGTTGTGGATAGTAGATATGGGTTAATAAATACATATCCTGAAGAAATTTTAGATGAAATATTTTTTGAATAGATTAAGGAGGCATTATGAACAAAAACTATGAAGAAATTGAAGAAGAATTAGAAAACAAAGATTATGAAGAAGAATTAGAAGATGAAATGGAAAATGATGACAGAACAGATGATGAGTACGCCAATGGCTATCCTAGAAGAGGTTATACATGTGCTGACTGCATTTATTCTGACTGTGATGGGAATCAACTATGTGGCTTATTTGAGCCTTGGTAATTGAAAGGAGAAATATGGAAGAAATAAAAAGCATATCAATAACAGATAAAGATGGGAATTTAATAGCGAATATAACTATAAAGTGGGAAACAAAGGAAATAGAAGTTATTTCTGACAAAGAGTATGAAGTTGTAGAAACGAATGAGGTATCTGATAAAAGAAATTAATTAACCAAGATTATTTCCAGTTTTACCATCAGGATTAGAAGCAGGAGTTTTAACTCCATTGATTTTTCTTACATGGTAATCACTATAATTGCCTTTCTCAATTTCTTTCACAAATTGAGTACGAGACATAGTTTTACCAGTTGAATTATCTTTAAATGTTTCATTTCTACCAGTTGAAGATTCTTTAACTACTGAAACTTTTTTACCCATATTATCACCTACATATAAATTACAGATACCTCAATTAATTATATGTATTTTGATTAAAAGAGTAAAGAGAAAAAAAATAAAAGGAGTGTGGCATATGGAAGATTTATATTTTATATCAGAGTCAACAAAAACTATATTTGGTTTGGTTAAATTAGAAGGAAAACAGCAACTAGATTTACTAGGGATAAATTATGAACACTATTCTAATAAGAGATTAGCAAAGAAGTAGTACACAGAAATAAAAGAAAAAATAGCAAATAGCAAGCATCCAAAATTAGATATAGCATTAAAAAATTTAGAAAAATTATACAAAGGAATGATTTAAAAAATAGAAAGGAGAAATATAAATGGGAGAAATGAATATTACTTATACCTATGAAGAATTAAATAGAGAAAAATCACTTTTATTATTAACTAATTTTGTAAGAGAAACGGTATTGCAGAAAGCAAATAAAGACAAAATATATGAAGATGGAGAATGCTTATCTGTAAGTGAAGTACAAGATCTATACGAAGATAAATTAGCAAGTATGGATGCTGAAAGCTATGACAAATTAATAGCAACTATTATGGACAATATTAGAGATAAAATTTTATAAAAGATAAGGAGGAATAATGCACTGTAAAACCTTGAAAAAATATTGGCATAAAATACCTTTTCCAAGCAACATAACACTCATGGAAGCAGTGGAATTGATAGAAAAATATATAGAAATGGAGGCTAAAAATGGAAAATAAAAGTGATGATTTTAAAAAAGCTAGTGTAATGAAGGTTATTAAATTTAAGGTTAAGTGGTTATTAAAACTAATTTGGTACTGCATAAATAGACCAATAGAAATTTTATTAAAATGGGCATAAGGAGTGTGAAACTATGCTAGAGTTTGCAGATGTAAATAGAGTAATTGAGTTGTTAGGTTGTAGTCAAGCAATGGCATATAAAGCCATTAGAACACTCAATGGAGAACTTAAAGAAAAAGGTTTTTTAACTATACAAGGGAAGGTAAATGAAAATTATTTGAGAGAAAGATATGGTTTAGAAAAAAGAAAAACATCTGTTGACAGCGACCAAACTAAAACAGATGTTCGAAACAAATAGGGTAGGTAAACCCTTACTTACCCTTGATTTTACTACAAATATTAAAAAATATCAAGGAGGAATTTATGTTAAAAGCAAAATTTATAGATAAAATCTTGGAAGTTATGCAAGAAGAAGCAGATAGAATTTGGATAGATAATAAAGAAGTTACTGTTTGCTTTAAAGATAGCAAAGATGTAGAAGGTAATGCAGAAATACTTAAACATATCTATACTCTACAACTTAATAAGGTTGTAGAAGATTATAGAGTTTCCATTGATTATGAATTAAAAACAATAGAAATACATAGAAAATCTAGCTTTGTATGTTTAAGAAATTTCAAAAGCTGCGATAATAAGATTTGGACTGCTATTTTGGAAGATTTGAAAAAAGATAAGGTGAAAAATAATGGGAATTAATGTTAATCAATTTTATAAAAATATAGACTGTCCAAGAGAATTTGTTTGCGCTTACTGTGGAACAAGAGTTTATGTAATGGATGTTAAAGATAAAAGAGTTAAATATTGTTCTGCTGCTTGTGAGAAGCAATATTGGAGAGAAAAAAGTAAAGCAGATGCTGCTTATAAAAAAAGAAGTAGAGAAAAAGTAATAGGTATGAGAAATTATAGTGCTAAAGATATGGCTATTAAGTTATATAAAGAAAAGAAAGAAGCTGAAGAAATGGATTGGAAGGAGAGAAAAGAATGAATACACTATCTGATTTGAATACAAAGCTATTTGAACAGTTGAATAATTTAAGCAAAGAGAATATATCATCTGAAGAACTTGAAAAAGAAATAGCTAGAAGCGAATCCATGATAAAGATAGCAAATGTAATTATTAGCAATGGGGATTTAGCTTTAAGAGCAGCAAAATTTAAAGATGATATGTTAAATGCTGATAATAAACTACCTAAAATGTTAGAGGGATAGATTATGAAAAAATACACAGATGATATTATAAATTTTTTAAGGGAAATTGCTCCTGGAAAAACTTATAAAGAAATAGTTGAAATATTTAATAAAAAATATGATTTAGAAATGACAGTTGATAAATTAAGTAGTTTACTAAGCCGAAAAAAGATTAATACAGGAACTCTAGGACAGTTTAAAAAAAGTTTTACACCGTGGAACAAAGGAAAGAAAGGATATATGGGAGCTAATAGAACTTCTTTTAAAAAAGGTAGCAAACCAAAGAATTGGAAGCCTGTTAGCAGTGAAAGAATCAATACAGAAGGTTATACAGTTATAAAAGTTTCTAATGAAGGCGATAAGCAGAAAAGATGGAATCTGAAACATAGAGTAGTTTGGGAACAATATCACAAAAAGAAGATTCCGAAAGGTTCTGTAATCATATTTGCAGATGGAGATAAAAATAATTTAAATATTGAAAATTTAATTTGTGTAACTAGGAATGAACTAAAAGTATTAAATAAATGCAGATTAATTAGTTCTGTTCCTGAGTTAACTAAGACAGGATTGAATATAGCTAAGATTAAAATTAAGTTGGCAGAAATAAGAAAGGAGAAAAAAGGTTGAATATAAGAGAATATTTATCTTTGAATAGAAATAAAATTGTTTTAGCTTTTGATAAAGAAGATATAAAAGATTTATTAAAGTTTAAAGAAATGGCTAAAAATGAAACTATGAAAGGAATAATAGTATCTGGAAAATATATAGGGTTTACAGATACATATAGATTGTTTGCAGTAGAAGATACTGATAAAGAAAGAAAAGGTATAGATACGGCAAACCTGTACTCTATAACTTTATTAAACGAATTATTTAAAGCAGAAACAATAGCAATATTAAATAATGGTAAATTAGCTATTCAAACAGGAACTGAAATAACAGAATATGAAGCTCTAAATAAAAAAGCATTAAATATAAAAAAAGTTATTGAAAGCTATGAATATACAACATCTTTAAAGGCTAATTTTATAAATAAAGGTGCAACAGATATAGTTTGGAAAATGCTAAAACTAACAAAATTTGATACAAGAAAATATTTTATTTTTAAAGATAACAAAGTAAGAGTTGAAGCTTATCCAAATGAGGACTCAAAATTAATACTAGACAATCTGTTTGAATATAACAAAGATAAATTAGATGTTAAATTTAACTTAAATGTTAAATATATTGATTTATGGCTAAAATACATAAAAAATGAATTTTTTAATATAAGTTTAAGTACATCTAATAGTGCTATTAAATTCAGTAATTGCAACATAACTTATATAGTTATGCCAATGAGACTTTTATAAAAAATGGAGGAAGAAGAACAATGAATATAAAAGAGTTAAAAGCTGAAGCAAAAAAATTAGGATTAATTGGTTATAGTCAATTAAATAAAGATGATTTAGAGTACCTTATAGCTGTTTCTAAACAAGAGGTTATAGAAATGTCTAAGGAGGAGTTTAAAACCTCTCTATCAAGCCATAACGAAGTATATGACTATGATAATGAAGATGATTGGCATAAGTTAAGAGAAAAAAGAATTGGTGGTTCTGATATAGGAGCTATCTTAGGAGTAAATCCTTATAAATCTATAATAGATGTTTACATAGATAAAACAGAGGGTAGTACATTTAAAGGAAATGCTGCTACTCACTGGGGACATATGTTAGAGGGGACAGTTATAAAAGAGTTCGCTAGTAAGCATAGTGAACTAATTGTATACGAAGCACCATATTCTATTATGGATAATTTCTTTATAGCTAATTTAGATAGCGTTCTAAAAGATAAGGAAACAGGAGATTATGGAGTATTAGAAATTAAAACAACTTCTATTTGGAACAAAAAACAATGGGAAGAAGATACAATTCCACAGAGTTATTATGCTCAAGTACAGCATTATTTGATGCTTACAGGTTATAAATTTGCTTATGTAGCTGTGCTTATTGGAGGACAACAATATAAAGAATTCAAAGTAGAGAGAAGTGAAGAAGATATAGAACTTATTAGAAATAAAGCTACTGAATTTTATCAAGAAAATTTATTAAAAAAGATTCCACCTATGCCAGATGGAAGTGATGCATATATGGAGCATCTAAAGAAAAAAGCATTAGAAATAGAAAATAATGAGGTTATTGAATTAGTTGGCTTTGAAGAAAAAGTAGAAATGTTAAAAAAAGTTACAAAAGATAAAAAAGAGTTGGAAAAAACAGAAAAACTTTTAAAAGAAGAAATAATGTTAGAAATGATTAGAAAAAATACTTTAAAAGCAGTAGTTGAAAAATCTAAGTTCAATATTCTGAGCAAAAAAACATTAAACAAAAAGAAACTAGGGGAAGAACATCCTCAACTTTTAAAAGAATATGAAGAGTACAAAGAAAAATTTGAGGAACAAACAAAAAATTATTTAGAAGAAAGTAAATATATAATGCCATATTTAGGAAAGTAAAAGGAGATTAGATAAAATGGGAACAACAACAGCAAAAAACAGTTTAACAGCGAATAATGGAACAACAGCAGTAGCAGAAAAAAAACAAAAAACAATATTTGATGTAATACAAGCTGGAGCAAAACAATTTGCAACAGCACTACCAAAACATATAAATTCAGATAGATTTGTAAGAATTGCAATAACAACTATAAGACAAAACCCAAAACTTGCTAAATGTAGCCAAGAAAGTTTATTAGGTGCATTAATGGTGTCTGCTCAACTTGGTTTAGAACCAGGAACTTTAGGGCAATGTTATTTAATACCATTTGAAAATAAGAAAGCTGGTACTGTTGAGTGTCAGTTTCAAATAGGATATAAAGGACTAATTGAATTATTAAGAAGAAGTGGACAATTATCTGACATATACAGTTATACAGTATATGAAAATGATGACTTTAACATTGAATATGGATTATCAAGAACATTAACACATAAGCCAAATTTTGATGAAAGAGGAGAAATAAAAGGCTTTTATGCTGTAGCAATTCTAAAAGATGGAGCTAAGGCATTTGAATATATGACAAAAGATGAAGTTGTAAAACATGAAGAAAAATATAGAAAAGGATCTTATAAAAATGATGTATGGAATAAGAATTTTGAAGAAATGGCACAAAAGACAGTAGTTAAAAAGCTATTAAAATGGTTACCAGTGTCAGTTGAATTTCTTGAAATGGCTGCAAAAGATGAAAAATCATTTAAAGTTGTAGATGATAAGAGTACAGAAGTGCAAGAAATTGAAATACTTGAAAATAATGGTGATATTATCAATGCTGAAACAGGTGAGTTTATTGAAGAAGCTACTGAGGATAATAAAAGTCCAAAAAAGCAAATAAATGATGACACTATGGTTCAAGGTCTTTTTGAAAATAATAAATAATTGAAAGGAAGTTAGAATAATGTTAATACTTGAATTTATATTATTTGTTATATTAGGTTCAACAATAGGAATATTAATTATTCTTGGGATATTATTTGCTATTGCAATAATGGCATATAAAGCTGAAAAATTATGGGAAGAAATAAGAAAAAATAAGTAATTAACAGCAGGAGGCAGGGAATTTGGAACAATCAAATAACAAAAATAAAGAGAGCTTTTTTCAAATTCCCAAAGTTCTCTTTAAAATGAGAAGAGAAGGGAGTTTAAGTTTAACAGCATTTGATATATATCTTTTAATGTCTGACAGGTTTAGACTTTCTAAGAAAAATGGATGGATAGATGAAGAGGGAGATACTTATATAATGTATTCTTATGAAGAATTATGTGAAGAATTAAATTTAAAAAGAAGAAACTCTATATCTGATGCTATTAAAGAGTTAGAAAAATTAAATCTTATAGAAAAAAAGAGAAGATATAATAGAAGCAATGTTTATTATTTGGTAGACATATCTGATAGTAACAATAATGTTACTTCTAATAGTAACAATAATGTTACTTCTAATAGTAACATAAATGTATACGCTAATAATAACTACAATAATAATAACTACATGAGTAATAACTACATGAATAACAACAACAAGGAAAATGTTGCTGGAATTATAAGACAAGAGATAAAATTTTTAATAAAAAACAGGAAGATAAAAATCGAAAATATAATTAAATATTCTAATGACTTGGAAAGAATAAAACAGGTTTTTGAATATGCTGATAAAAATAAAAAAGGTGATGGTTGGATTATAGCTTGTCTTAGAGATAATTATTCCCTCAATCAAGAAGAGAACCAGGAAAAAGAAAAAGACTACTCAAAAACTATGGATGAAATCCTGAGAGGAGGATAAATTGAGTATTCAAAAAATAGAAGAAATAGCTAAAAATACAGATGTTAAAGAATTTATAGAGAATATACTAGGAGAAAATAAAAATCCAAAGGTTCTAGCTAAATGTGAAAAATGTGGAGAACCAACTTTATTAGAATTTTCAGAAGGTAGAACTAGATTTAATGAATGTTCTTGTCAAAAAGAAGCAAGAATAAAAGCTAAAATTGAGAAGTTTAAAGAATTATCAATAACTAGCAGAAATTCTGGGAAAGATAATTTTAAAAATGCAATTTTAGGAAATAATAAGGCAGAAAATGAATTGTATAGAAAAATTAAAAACTATGTTAAAGGTTTTGATAAGGTACTTGAAATAAATGATGGATTATTGTTTAGAGGAGGTTGTGGCACTGGAAAAACATTTTTAGCAAATTGCATATGTAATTATTTAACTGAGCATGGTTATACAGTCTTAAGTTTTAACTTAGCTGGATATTTAAGAACCATCAAAGATAATTTTCAAATTGAAAGTCAATTATTGGAAGCAGCCAAAGAGGCTGATATGCTTTTTATTGATGATTTAGGTTCAGAAAAAATATCTGATGAATGGGGAAAAGAAAAAATAAATAGCCTCATTGATGTTAGATATAATGCAGAAAAGCCAATGATAATAACTACAAATTTAAGTGCTGAAGAAATGATTGAATTTTTAAAGTTTAAAGGAATTAATAAAATTTCTGACAGGCTTAATGAAATGTTAAAAGAGTTTAAATTTACTTGGCAAACTAAAAGAAAGCCAAAGAGTAAATCATTTTGGGAGGAATAAAGAATGATATTTATAGCTGGAAATACTCCAAGTTCTAAAAATAGTAAAAGAATAATAACAATTACTAATAAAAAAACTGGAAAGAAAACAACAAGATTGATAAATTCAGAAGTTACAGAAAAATATATAAAAACTTCAAAAACAGATTGGATTTTAAATAAAAGAAAATTTCTTAAAATGTTAGAAAATAAGGAAAAGCCTTATAGAATAGAACTTTATTTTATCAGAGATTCAAGAAGAAGATTTGATTATATCAATGCAGCACAGATAATTTTTGACTTAATGCAAGAATATGGCTATATAGAAGATGATGATTCTACTAATATAATACCAGTCTTTAAAGGCTTTGAAGTTGATAAGGCTAGAACTGGAGTAGAAATAAGTGTAATTTAAAAGATTTTCAAGCATTTAAGGAGGAAGAATGAATTCTATTAGAGCGTTATTTTCAGGTAGACAAACAGAATTGATTAATTTAAAAAACATCGAAGGAGCGGTAATAAGAGAAAAAGAAATCATAATTGTAGGAGTAACTGGGAGAGAATATTATTATTCAGATGACCCTAAAATGAGAAATTACATAATAAATTTTAGTGAAGTGGAACAAATTCTTTTAAATTTTTTTAAGGAATAACGATTATTTCTATTTTGCAAACAGTTGGAAAATACAGAGGTTAGTTATGAGCAAAGATATTGAGTACAATGGAATTTGAACAAGTAAAAAGAAATGCTGATAAACTACCAGTTTATAGATTTGTGAGGAGGAAGTAATGGAAAAAGAAAAGGTATTAGAGATAGAATATCAAGAAGTATTTGATAAAATTGCAGTTAGAATTAAAAATTTAAATGATGATTTTTTTGCAGATGGTTTATTAAAAGAAGATGTTGAAAAATATAATTGTCAGTTTTTAGAAAGTCCAACAGATTTAGAACAACGCATAATATGGATATATGATGATATTTATCTTTCAGATAACAATATTAATTGTTACTGTGAAGAAAAAATAAAACAAATAAAAGAATTTGTTGATTATGTTAATGAAAAATACGGAATACCTAAGAAATGGAGAGCAGAAAAATATAAAGAATATTGTTTTTTAAATTCTTATGGCTATATTATTTTATGCCTTGATTTTTATGAAGAATCTGACAATAAAAATTATGAATTAGGCAACTATTTTAAAACAAGAGAAGAAGCACAAAAAGTTATAGATAGTAAAGAATATCAAAACTTCTGGGCTAAGGTAAGAGCAGGAGAGATTGGAGGAGATGATTGATGCATAAAATATTAAAAATATCTGTAATTTTACCTTACTATGAAGCAAGATATACATTAAATAGAAAAATAGAAATAAAAAGTAATAGTGGAAATAGCCTTAGTAGTGAATATGAAAATGAAAAAGTAAAAGAAATTATATATAAACAAACAGGTTTTAGTGATTATAGTTATATTATAATTACTGAAAGTCAAAGAGAAATATGCATATCAGAACAACAACCAGGACTACAAATAATAAAAGGTGATGAAGATGTGGAAGTGTAAAAAATGTAGAGGGACTACCTTTCAAGAACAAATATTAGGAAATATTTATGAAAACCCAGAATTGTTAGGAGTGAAAGAATGACTAAAAAAATTCTTGATGTATGCTGTGGGTCAAAGATGTTTTGGTTTCAGAAAGAGAGAGATGACACAGTGTATATGGATAATAGAGAAGTTGAAGATGTATTATGTGATGGTAGAAAATTAGAAATAAAACCTGATATAGTTGCAGATTTTAGAAATATACCTTTTTCAGATAAAACATTCAAGCTAGTAGTCTTTGACCCTCCACATCTAATAAAAGTAGGAGAGAAAAGCTGGTTGGCTAAAAAGTATGGCCATCTAGGTAGTAACTGGAAAGAAGATATAAAACAAGGTTTCAAGGAATGTTTTAGAGTTCTTGAAATTAATGGAATATTAGTTTTTAAATGGAATGAAGAACAAATAAAATTATCAGAAATATTAAAACTAACTGATGTTAAACCTCTTTTTGGTAATAGGAGAGCTAAAACACATTGGTTGGTGTTTATAAAGGAGTGAGATAATGGCAACACAGGAGCAAAAGATAATTTTTAGAAAGATGGAAGAAATATTAAGAAACTATCCAAAGTATCAAAAAAGGATAGAAGTAGAAATAGAAAATTTAAAAAATCCACAAATAAAAAAATCATGTGGACTTGGTGGACAAGGTGGAAACAACTATGATTATAAAAGTGAAGTAGAACAGATAGAAGAATTAAAACAAAGAATTTCTAATAACATAAGTCGTTATGAAGAAATAATTTTTAGGATAGATGAGTGCTTAAACATGGTACAAGACCATAAAGATTATGGATTTATCCGAATGAAATATTTTGACAGAATGACTTATGAGGAAATAGCTGAGAAACTAGGAATTTCTTTAATGAGTACATATAGAATGAGAAATAATATCTTAAGTACTCTAGAAATACACTTTAAAACACAGAGATTAATAGAGTTTTAATATTACTTTGTTAAAACCTTGTTAAAAAGCTGTTAAAAATGCGTTATTGTTATGTTAGTTTTAATGTGTTAATATGGTAGCATGTAGCAAAGTTTAAAGATTCCTCTTTAAAAATTGTGGTAGTAGTTTGAGACTCTACTCTAAAAAAGTCTTGCCATAATAATGCCAATACTCTCACAGCACTTAGATGTGTAGGATACGTTCCTATGTGGGAGTTTTTTTAATTATAATAACTGGAGGTGAAAAAGATTGACTAAACAAGATTTATTTGTAAAAGAATATTTAAAAGACTTGAATGGCACACAAGCTTATATCCGAGCAGGATATAAAGTTAAAGATGAAAACAGTGCAGCAGTTATGGCTAATAGATTGTTAAGAAATGTTAAGATACAAGAAAAAATACAAGCAGCAATGAAAGAAAGAGAAAAAAGAACTGAAATAACACAAGATAGAGTATTAAAAGAGATTGCTAATCTAGCTTTTACAGATAGAACAGGAATAGTTAATCTTAATAATAATAGAGTTATAATTAAAAATTTTGATGAGTTAACTCCTGAACAAAAGGCTTGTATATCAGGAGTTAAAGAAACTAAACACGGAATAGAAGTAACATTTTACAATAAAGAAAAAGCATTAGAAATGCTAGGTAGACATTTAGGAATGTTTACTGAAAAGCTAGAAGTTAAAGGAGAACTAAAAACAGAGGATCCATTTAAAGGGCTATCCACAGAAGAACTAAAAAAGGTGATATTTGGTGGAGATAAATAAAGAAGCAATAAGAAGAGCAAAAATAGAGCTTGCAAGACGTGAGTTCTTTTTTTATTGTTATTTAAAAGCTCCTAACTTCTATAAATATGAGAGAAAATTTTTAGTTGATTTATGCAATGATTTACAAAACTTTCTAACAAGTGAAGATGAAGTTCTTATTTTAAATCTTCCACCTAGACATGGAAAGTCAAGAACAGTAGGAAATTTAGTAGAGTGGTTACTTGGTAGAGATATAAATGCAAAAATTATGACAGGAAGTTATAATGAAACTTTATCAACTACTTTTTCAAAGAATGTTAGAAATACTATACAAGAAGTAAAAGCTGATAAAGATAAAATAATTTTTTCAGATATATTTCCTGGTGTAACTATTAAACAAGGTGATGGTGCTATGAACCTTTGGAGTTTAGAAGGTGGATATAATAACTATCTAGCAACTGCACCTGGTGGAACTGCTACAGGGTTTGGGTGTAGTTTGATGATTATAGATGACTTAATCAAAAATGCAGAAGAAGCTTACAATGCTAATGTTTTAGATAAACATTGGGAATGGTATTCACAAACAATGCTTTCAAGACTTGAAGAAGGTGGAAAAATAGTAATTATAATGACTCGTTGGGTTAGTGGTGACCTAGCTGGTAGAGCAATAGAACATTATAAAGCAGAAGGTAAAAAGATTAAACACATTAAAATGAAAGCAGTTCAAGATGATAAGGGTACTATGCTTTGTGATGAAATATTAAGTTATAAATCTTATTTATCAAAAGCTAAAGCTATGGGACCAGAAATAGCTTCAGCCAACTACCAGCAAGAACCAATAGACATCAAGGGTAGATTATATAGTGAGTTTAAAACTTATGTAGATTTACCAAAAGAAAAAGTTATTAAAATATCCTCTTACTGCGATACAGCAGACACAGGAGAGGACTTTTTATGCAATATTATTTATGCAGATTGCAAGGATAGTGCATATATTTTAGATGTTATTTATACCAAAGAAGCTATGGAAATAACAGAGCCTATGGTTGCAGAAGCATATAAGAAATTTAATGTAAATATTGCAGATATAGAAAGCAATAACGGAGGTAGGGCATTTGCAAGAAATGTTGAGAGAATAACAAGAGATAAAGGAAATTATAAAACAGTTATTAAGTGGTTCCATCAAAGCGGAAATAAGATTGCAAGGATATTATCAAATAGTGCTTGGGTTAATGCAAATATCTATATGCCAGTTGATTGGAAAAATAAATGGCCAGAATTTGCAAAGGATATTATTTCTTATCAAAAGGAAGGGAAAAACAAGCATGATGATGGACCAGATGCTTTAACTGGTGTTGCTGAAAAGATGGTAAATAGAAATGAGTTAAGAACAATAGACAGAAAAAGCCTAGGAATAAGATAGGAAGGAGGATTAATGACTGTAGAAGATTTAAAAGAAGCACTTGAAGCTTTTATAAAAAATGAATTACCAGAACTACAAAAAATGGAAGATTATTATAGCGGAAAACACAATATTTTAAACAAGAAAGATAGAAGTGATAAGAAAAAAGATACTAAGTTAATTAATAATTATCCTGAATACATAACAACCATTGCAACAGCATATTTTCTAGGAAAGCCTATTGCTTATGCTTTACAAGACGATAAATTAAAAAAAGATTTTGAAAAATTATCAGAATATTTGGCTACTGAAGAAGAACAACAAGAAAATTTTGAACATGCATCTAATTTAAGTGTGTTTGGAAAATCTTATGAACTTTGGTATAAAAATGTAGACAATACTATTGGAAATGTAGTTGTAGACCCAAGAGATTGTTTTATTTTGAGGGATAACACAGTAAAAAAAGAAATAACTGCAGCTGTTAGATGGGATAAAACCAAAAATAAAGAAGATAAATGGGTTTATACATTAGAAGTTTATGACAGTACAAGTGTTACAACTTATGAATTTCTATCTGATAGTGATAAAAAAGAAGTTCCAACTGTAACAGGAGAAACTAAACTACACGGATTTAACCAAGTCCCAATTATTGAGTTTTTAAACAATAAAAGAGCTAATGGAGATTTTAAAAATGTAATTTCTTTGATAGATGGCTATAATGAAGCAACTTCAACTGCTATTGATGATATGAAAGATTTTACAGATGCATACTTAGTTTTGGTTAATATGGGAGGAACTTCTGATGAAGAAATAGAAAGAATGAATAAAAATAAGGTTATGCTTATCAATGAACAAGGTGATGCTAAATGGCTTGTTAAACAAGTCAATGATAGCTATGCTCAAAATAATAAAAATAGATTAAATCAAGATATTCATAAATTTTCTATGATACCAGACATGCAAGATAAAGAGTTCAGTGGGAACAGTTCAGGAGTTGCACTTGGTTATAAATTATTAGCATTAGAACAATTAGCAGCACAAAAAGAAATGTATTTCAAACGGTCTATTAATCAAAGATTGCAACTTATGATAGATTTCTATAATTTAAAAATTAGTCCAAAGGATATTCAAAAAGTCTTTACAAGAAACATTCCTAAGAATTTGGTTGAAGCAGCAGATACAGCTCAAAAATTACAAGGAATAGTATCACATGAAACTATCTTATCTATTTTGCCTTTTATAGAAGATGCAAAAGTTGAACTTGAAAAAATAAAAGCAGAAGAAGATATTAATGCGATAAAAGACATGAATACTCCATTAGGAGTTGGTGCTGATGGCTCAAAAGAATAAAGATTACTGGGAAGAAAGACAGGTAAAAAGAGAATCTAAGGCATTTTCTACAATACAAGATGTAGAAAAAGAATATAAGATTGCACTTGAAAAGGCTAAGCAAAATATAAATAAAGAACTTAGTAGAATAGGTACAACTTATATGAAAGATAACAATTTAAGCTATTATGATGCTTTAAAACTTTTAAAAGGTGATGAATATAAAGTTTGGAAAAAAGATTTACAAGATTATATGAAAGAATATAACAAACTTTTAAAAACTGCACCTTTGGAAGCTAAAAAACTTTTTTTAGAAATTGAAATATTATCTACTAGAAGTCGTATGAGCCACTTAGATAGTCTTAGAACTCAAATCAATATGGAACTTATAAAAGTATCAACAGAGGTTGATGAATTGGCTAAAAATACCTTGTCATCGATTTATAGAGATACTTACACAGAGGTAACAAAAGACTTGGGTATTAACGTTATAGTTAGTCCAGAAAAAATAAAAACAGTTTTAGACAAGCCTTGGAGTGGCGCTAATTTTTCTCAGAGGATTTGGAGTAATACTGATAAACTAGCTCAAACAGTAAAGCAAGAAATAGTTAACGGAATGATACAAGGTATTAATCTTAAAACTATGAATAAAAGAGTTTCTGAAAGATTTGAAACAGCTAAAAAAAATGATGTTGAAAGGCTTCTAAGAACAGAAGTTAATTATACTTTAAATCAAGCTACACTCGATGGATATAAAGAAGCTGGAATAGAAAAATATGAGTTTAGTGCTACTTTGGATAGTAGAACAAGTCAAATTTGTTCTGAATTGCATGGAGAAGTATTTGAAATAAAAAAAATTGCAGTGGGTCTTAATTATCCACCAATGCATCCTAGATGCCGAAGTACAACTATTCCGATTATTGATTATGAAAGTTTAGTTAAGCAAGGTAGAGAAGAAATAGGAGAAAAAGAATTAACTCCTGATGAAGAATCTGCTATAATGAGATATATTGGATCAGATTCATATAAAATAAATGAACCTTTAAGAAAAGGAACGGAATTAACTCAAGACCAAAAAGAATGGATTAAAGTGTTGGATAGAGCACTTGAAAAAATGCCAGTGTATGAGGGAGAAGTTACTAGAAGTTTAAGCTTTCAATTACAAGGAAAAGAAGCTTTACAAGAATTTTTAGATTCATATAAAACAGGTGATATAAAAACATATAAAGCTTATACTTCAACAACTGTTGGTGATACTTATAATTCTAATGGAGAGGTACAAATTAAAATTATATCAAAAACAGGTAGGGATATTAGAAAATTCAATGAGGGCGAACAAGAAATTTTATTTGAAAGAAATAAAAAATTTAAAATTGTTAGATATGAATTTTATAAGGGGAAACATTATCTTAAAATGGAGGAATTAAATGAGTAATAAAAAAAAATTATTTAAAGATTCGAGATGGAATGATACAGACCCTGGAATAACAGTTGGACACGAAAATACAACTTATGAAAATGAACTTAATGGTTTAAATGAGATGATGAAATCAGGATTATTTGATGATAAGTGGTACCAAAAAAACTTAAAAATTATTAAAGAAAGATATAATATTAAAGATTAATATTTAAAAGAAAATAATTAAAACCAGGAGGAGTTTTTATACTTCTCTTTTTCATTGCAAAGAAAGGAGGTATAGAGATAAATATTGTCGTACTGGAGGACATAAAACACCTGGATAAAATATAGTCAAACAGGACTTTAAACAGGAGGATAAAATGAAAAATTTTAAACTTAATATTCAACAATTTGCAGAATCAGGAGAACCAAAAACATTTACTCAAGAAGAAGTAGATGAAATGATTAACAAAAGATTTGCAAGAATGAAAGCAGACTTTGGAAAAGAAAAAAAAGAGCTTGAAAGAAAACATAATGAATCTATTGAAGATTATGAGGAAAGAATTAAAAATGCTAATCTTACTGCAGAAGAAAAGCACAAAAAAGAAATTGATAAAATTCAAAAAGATTTAGATGCAAAGAATGCTGAGCTTACAAAGATTAAGACAGATGAAATCAAAAAAGCAACTCTTACAAAATATAAAATGCCAGAAAAATTCTTAGATAGAATTAGTGGAGTTACAGAAGAAGAAATAGAGGCATCTGTAAAAGGATTCTCTGAGGTTATGGGAGAATATGTAAAATCTCTTGGTGCTAGTGGAGTACCTGGAGCAATGAATGGTGGGAGTAATGGTGGAGCTGATAAAAAAGCTCAATTAGAAGAATTAAGAAAAAAGGCTTTTGAAAGTGGTTCTGATATAGACAGAGCTAATTATGTAAAAGCAAAACAAGAATTTGAAGCAGAAAATGCAGGAGGTAATGAATAATGGCAAAAATAGATAACAAATTACATTCAGGAAATCAATTTATTTCAAATGATATTTTAGAAGAATTACAATTAGTAAACCCTAATAATTCTCCTATTATATCTCATATTTTGAGAGGTGGAAGAGTAGATAAAACAACATCTACAACTATTGAATGGATAGACCACTATGAAAGAAAAGTAACATCTAGTTTAAAAGTTGCTTTAAATGCTGGAACAACTGAAATTCAAGTAGTAGATGAAGATATTTTAGTTCAAGATGCTTTACTATCAATTGGAGATGAAATAGTTAAAGTTACTAAAGTAAAAACAGATAATAAAGCAGACGTTGTAAGAGGATATGCAGGAACAACTTCTACTGCTGGAAATATAGCAGCAAATACAATAGTTCAAAGTTTAGGAATAGAAATGGAAGAAGGTGGAGAACTTAAAAAGTCTTCTGTTAGATTACCTGTGCATATCACAAATAACACAGGAATCATATATGAAGAATATGAAGTAACTGAAACTGCTAAACATTTAAACCCACATGGACAAAGTGGGCTTTCTGTAAGAGAATTAGAATCTCAAAAGAAAAAAGATGAAATGTTAGGAATTATGGAAAATAAACTTTTAAATGGAGTTAAGTATGTAAATGGTAAATTAAGAATTTCTGGAGGTATTAAATCTTTAATTAAAGAACATGGAATAGTTTTAGATGCTGGAAATCAACCTTTTTCAGTTGATTTATTGACAACAGCAGTAAAAGCAATAGTTAATAAAGGAAATCCAGGAGCAGCAGATTTAAAAGCGGGAAAATATTTTGTGTGTGTACCTTGGGATATAGCTATTCAAATTAATAAACTGAATAAAGATATTGTTAGGGCAGATGTAAAAGAAAAAGTAACAGGAACTGTAATTACTGAAATAGTTACAAATGCAGGAGTTGTATCTGTGTTCCCTGCTCCATCTTTAGCCGCTAACGAATTCTTATTAATTAATTTAAATGAAGTTAGCTTAAAGCAATTATATCCAATAAAAGAAGAAGTAGGAGCTAAAACTAATTTATCTGATAATTATTTCTTACATGGAGAATATGCACATCAAATAACTAAATTACCATTTCAAGTACATGTTAAAAATGTAAAAATATAATAGGAGGTTGTAATGGCAAAAGATAACAAAAAGCAAAATGAAGAAGTAATTGAAGAATTAAATGGGGTAAATGAGATAATAGAAGAAAAAAAAGAAACAACTTTTCATTCTAGTTATAAAAACTTAATCATAGCTGGAACTTCTATTCAATTCAAAGATGGAGTTTACTCAACATCTGATGAAACAGAAATAGAAATATTAAGAAATAATAACCTTGTGACTGAGGCAGGAGAATAAAAAACTCCTGCTTTTATCCTATTAGGAGGTTAGACATGGAAGAAATTTACAACAAAATAATTGAAAAAGTTAAAGAATTAACAACTATTAGCAACGAGGCTATTTTGAAAATTCGAGTAACCGTTTTAGTTAGAAAAGCTTTAAATTTTATGAATAGAGATGATTTTCCAGTTGAAATTATAGAACCAGTTGCTGAGCATTTAGCATTAAAAACTATTCAAGAAACAAATTTGCAAGGAAATATTTCTAAAGTTACAGAGGGAGATACAACAATAGAATATGACACATCTAATAACACTACTGATGAAATGTTTTTATCTTTAAAGAGTCAATTATTTAGATTCCGAAAGGTTGGTACAGTATGAGTATTTTAGAAAAATTACATACTGATAGAGTTACTGTTGTTAGGTCTGTTACTATTACTGATGAATATGGTGGAGCTTTTGAAGAATTAAGAGAAATATTAAAAGATATTCCTTGCAGACTTTCACAGAAGTTATTAAGAGGTGTTTCGCTAGGACCTGTTAATAGCAGTTTACAAGAATATAAACTCTTTGTAGGTTTAGATGTAGATATAAAGCAAAATGACTTACTAAAAGTTACAAGGAAAGCAGATGGAGAACTTTATATTTTTAAAGCATCTAAACCTTTAGCTTATAACATCATAAAACATAAGGAAATAGCTTTAATAGAAGTGTCTGAAAATGAGGTAGACTATGGAGCTTAAAGGGTTTAAAGAGTTTGATAAAATTCTTGATGAAATAAAAACACAAGCTCCAAAATCTACTGAAAAATTTTTAATGCTACAAGCAGAGGAGTTAAAAAAAGATGTTAAGGAATTAACACCAGTTGATACTGGAACTTTAAAGAATAGTTGGCAAAGAGAAAATGGAAAAAGATTAACTGGAAAAGCATTCTCTCAAATTGTTTTTTCTATGACATCATATGCACACCATGTTGAATATGGTCATAGAACAGGAAGAAACAAAACTAAATTTGTCAGAGGTAGATTTATGCTTAGAACAGCTGTAGCTATGAGGCAAATTAAATTCTATAAAGATTTAAAAAATTTTTATGGAGGATTGATAAAGAAATGAAATTGGCAGATATAAGAAATGCATTAAATAAGATTATTTCAGAAAAGTTAAAAGTAAATCCATATAGTGAAGATATAGATAATGTCAAAAAGCCTTGCTTTTATATAGATTTAGTTAGTTATAAAAAAGAATTTAATTCTGAATATAGAGAATTAAAAACTATAGATATTGATGTTATCTATTTTCCAAAAACTAATGGGAAGCTTACTAATGCAGAGATATTAGAGAATTTAGAAAACTTAGATAATGCTCTGGAAATAGAAGGAAAAAAGGTTTTACATGTACTAGATAGATTCCTGACACTAAGAAATACAGATATAAAAATTGTGGATAGAGTTGGTCATTATGTGTTTACTTTAAGTCTATACGATTTATATGGAAAACCTTATGATTATGAGTTAATGAATGACTTAGAATTAAGATTTAAAGAAGGAGGTAGCAATTAATGGGAAATGAAGTAGGGCAAATAAAAGCTAGTCCAAACATTAATATAGAGTTTAGAACTCTTGCAACAACTGCTATACAAAGAAGTGAAAGAGGTATAGTTTGCTTGATATTAAAAGATACTAAGAAAACTACAAAATGGAATATTTTAAAAACAATAGCTGATTTAAAAGATGATGAGTGGGAAACTAAGAATTTAAAGTACATTAAATTAGCAATGCATTATGGAGCTAAAAAAGTTTTAATTAGAGCATTGGCAACTGGAGAAAATTTAGATGATGTTCTAGGAGAATTTAAAGAAAGAAAAATGCACTGGTTAGCTTATCCTGAAGCTGAAGAAACAGATGACCAAAAACTTGTAACTTGGACTAAACAAGTATTTGGAAATGATGGGGCAATAGGAAAAACTGTTAAATATGTTTCTAGTTTTGCTAATAATACAGACCATGTCGCAATAGTAGAAGTAGGAAACAAAACTTATAAATCTATATATGGAGAATTTACAGCACAAGAATATACTGCTGCAATAGCAGGACTTATAGCTGGAATGCCTTTGAATAGATCCGCCGATAACTTTGTAATGAGTGACTTAACTGAAGTGGATTACTTTGAGCCAAAACTTGGTAAATTCTCTTTATACAATGATGATGAAAAAGTCAGAGTTAATTATGGAGTAAACTCAAAAACTACTTTTGATAGCACTTGGAAAAAAGACACAAGAAAAATCAAAATAGTTGAGGGAATGTGCTTTATAACTGATGACATAAGAGATACATTTAAAAATTATTGGTTAGGAATTTACATAAATGACTATAATAACAAAATGAATTTCTGCTCTAATGTTACAAAAGTATATTTTAAAGAAATGGCTCCAAATGTATTAAGTGGAGACTATGACAATAAGGTTGAAATAGACTTAGAAGCACAAAAGAGATTAATTGTTTTAGATGGAAAAGACCCAGAAGAAATGACAGAAATGGAAATCTTAAAATACCCATCTGGTGATGATGTGTTTTTAACTGGTGATGTTAGATTTGCTGATACTATGGCAAATCTTAGCTTGGTTATAAAAATGTAATAGGAGGTAAAAATGGCAGATACAAATATAAGAGGCTATCATACCATTGCTGGTGCTCATGGTACTCTGTGGATAGACAATGAAAAAATAGCAGAATTTACAAAAGTAAATGCAAAAGTAACAGCTGACAGAAAAGATGTACAATTAGGGTTATCTGTTGATAGTAAGATAGTGGCTCTAAAAGGCGAAGGAAGTGTTACTCTTGAAAAAGTATATTCAAGAGGTAAAAAGATACTTCAGAAATTAGTAAAGGGTAGAGATGTTAGAGTTAGAATAGTGACTAATCTAGCAGACCCAGATACACCAGGAAAACAAGAAGAAAGAATCTCTTTGGATAATGTTTGGTTTAATTCTATAGATTTAATCAACATTACAAAAGGAGAAGTTGTTGAAGAAGAATATCCGTTTGGTTTTACACCAGATGATCTAAAATATGAAAATGATATAAAATAGGAGGCTTAGATGTTAGTTACTGCAGAAATGCTACTTGAAAATAGTAAAAGGATAAATAATGAGGAAAGAAAAAAAGTAAAAATCTATGTAAAAGAACTTAATGGAGAAATTGAGTGTGAGTTGCTAAATAAAGAAGATTATTTAGATTTAATCTTATCTAAAGAGAAAGATAAGGATTTAGAAGTTATCTATAATTCTTGTCCTATTTTTAGAGATGATAAACTAATAGATAAACTAGGATGTAGATCTAAACCAACTCAAGTTGTAGCAAAAGTTTTAAAAGACCCTACTATTTATAAACTAGCAGATTTTATCTTAATAGCTTCTGGTTATGGGGATAGAGATTTAGTTAGCTTAGCTGAAGAAACAAAAAACTAATTGAGAGCGACTGGAAATTAAGTACAGTCGCTCATTACTTGAATAGAGGGCATACATTAGAAGAACTTAGGAAACTTTCTGAAAAAGATTTATTTTATATGTATCTTTTAAAAGAATAATGATATAATAATAAATATTAAATTCATTTTAGGAGGAAAGGTTTATGAAAAAGTATAAGTTTGAGTTTGATTACAAGTTTTTTGATTGTTTGTTATTGGCTGGGCAATGTTTGTTAGCTTCAATAGTATTCAATATTATAATTTCTTTTTTAGTAGGATTTCTTGAAGGGGTACTTATGGCGGATACGATATTTTTGTTTGGTATAGTTCCTATACTATCTTATATATTTGGCATAGTTTATTCTCTTGTGGCTATTATAAGATATGTATTAGAAGGAGTTACTATAAAAGAAATAGAATAAAAAATAACTTTAGAGATTAAGAGAGTTTTTTAACTCTCTTTTATTTAAAAAATTTCTCTTGACTTTTTAGACACATAAATATATAATACATTTGTGGCTAATAAGTTAGGAGGTGTAAAAATGGAAGCTACAAAAAAGAAAATGGGTAGACCTGTTATTGGAAAACCAAAAACAATAGAGATAAAAACTAGAATTGATAAAGATTTAGAAGAAAAAATTAAAAACTATTGTGAGGATAAAAAGATTACTAGGAGTGATTTTTTAAGAAAAGCCATTAACAAGCAACTTAATGAAAAATAGGAATTGCTCTCCGACCAAAGATTACAATTCCTATCTACCAAAAGAAGTTACCCTCTTATGAAATCTATTATATCATAAGGGAGTACTTCTATCAATTATAATTTTGAATGGAGGTATTTTTTTTATGTATGCAAATATGGAAAAAGTAATCAAAGAAAGTAGAAAACATTTAACAACTCATTATGATATGACATTTGACCAATTAAATGATATTAGAGATAATTCAAAAGGAATTTTTGAGATGATACATAAAGCATTTATGTTTGGATTTGGTCAAGGTATAAAATGTCAAAAGAAAAGAGGTAAGGTGAATAAAAATGGCAAATAATTTGATTACAAAAAGTGAAATAACAAGTTTGAAACTATTGGCTGAAATAAATAAGTTTAGAAAAGAAGAAGGGATAAAAAAAGAACTTCTTCATAAAACTTTGTTAGCTATAATTAGAGATGAATTTTCTGAGGAAATCACTGAGCAGAAAATTTTGCCCAGCTCATATAAAGATAAAACAGGGCGTAAAGTACCTATGTTTATTTTAACTCTTAGTCAAGCAAGACAGGTTTTAGTTAGAGAAAGTAAATATGTTAGAAAAGCAGTTATACATTTCTTAGAAAAGTTAGAAAATCAAAATTTAGAAAATAAAGAACAAAAGAAATTACCTTTCCCTGAAATTAGATCTACAACTTGGAGAGGGCAACCTGTTATGGAAGTTCAACAGTTATCGAAAATAATTGGTATATCTGATGTGAATATTCACTGGTATATGAAAAAGAAAAAAGTTACATTAAAACTTGATGAATTAAGAGAATATAAGGAAGAAAATCCTAATAGAGATTATTCAACTATTTCTGCTGTAAGTATTTTATATAAATCAAGTGTTATATCTTTATGTAAGAGATATGGACTTTACAGTAAATATAAAAATTTTATAGATAATTACTTTAAAACTAATAATATAATTGAATATAAAGTAAAAATATATGATGAGTTTGAACAACTCATAGAAGAAGCAACTAGGATAAAAGAAAACTTATTAAAAGAGAAAGCAGAAATAGAAGAAAAATTGATAAAACTAAATAAAATGGGATTAACTAAATAATAATTAAACTAAGAGGAGTATAAAAGCTCCTCTTTTTTATTTGGAGGTGAGAATTTGGAGCATGTATTAAGTGCTAGATTAGAGCTAAAAGATAAATTTACATCTGTAATATCTAAAGCAGAAAAAGGGCTTGCAGGACTATACCAAAAAGCTAAATCTATGAACTGGGAAAAAGTTAATAGTGGACTTAATAAATTTGGAGCAGTAACTATTGGAGGACTTGCAGGAATAGGTGCTATTGCTGGTAGTTCTTTAACAGCTTTTGCAGATTTAGAGGACCAAGTTAGAAGAAATAAAGCTATTATGGGAGCAACAGCAGCTGAAGAAAATATGCTAATGGCTCAAACAAGAGAACTGGGAAGAAGTACAAGATTTACAGCTCAAGAAGTTGCACAAGCTCAAATGTATCAAGCTATGGCTGGTATGAAAACTAATGAAGTATTGGAATTAACCCCTAAACTTTTAAAACTTTCTATTGCTTCTGGAGAAGATTTAGCTAGTACATCGGATCTTCTTACTGATAACATAAGTGCTTTTGGATTGACATTGCAAGATGCTGATAGATTTATGGATGTTATGGCTGCAACAGCTAACAACACAAATACAAGTATAGCACAATTAGGAGAAGCTTATAAGTATGTCGCATCTACTTCAAAAAACTTTGAAAGTTTAGAAGAAACAAATATCATTTTAGGGTTACTAGCAGACAGTGGGCTTAAAGGTTCTATTGCAGGAAGAAACCTAGCTGCAATTTATGCAAGACTTTCAAAAACTACTCCTGACATGGATAAGGCTTTGAAAAAAGTTGGTGTAACTCTTTATGATAATAATGGAAAATTTAAAGGATTAAGAAAAATTATAGAAGAATTAAAACCTAAACTTGCTTTAATGTCAGAAGAACAAAGAAACTATTTCTTAGCTACAATTGCAGGAACAGAAGGTTTAAAAGTAATGAATAATCTGTTAGGAACTTCAAAAGAAGGAATAGAAAAAGCAGAGAAAGCTATACTGAATGCAGCAGGAGCCACAGATAAATTTGCAGAAGAGATGAGTGGTAATACAAAAGATAAGATGGCTCAATTTAGAAGTGCAGTTGAAGATTTAAAAATATCTATTGGAGAAGGTTTAGCACCAACAGCAGTGGATTTTATAAATAAATTTACAGATAAAATGGCAGAGTTAAATTCTAAAGGTACTTTTAACACAGAAAATGTTGAAGCTTATTTTAATAGAATATTTGCTCTTACAGCAGAAGCTATAAAAGGTTTTGCCGTATTAAAAGTAGCAGCTATGGCAGAAAATATTTTTCCTGGTGCTGGGAAATATATAGCAGGAGGATATTTAGCATATAAGGCAGGTAAATTTGTTGGAGATTGGGCTGGAGAAAAAATAGGAAGAACTAAAAATAAATGGGACTTAAGAAAAGAGTATCAAGCAAAAGGCTATACTTGGGATGAAGCTAATGCACAAGCAGAAAAAGACATAGAAACAATGGACTTGAGAAACAGTAAAACAGATACTGATGAAAATATAATGTATATAAAACAAAATATGTTAAAAGAGAAACTAAGAAATAACAAAAATTCTGGAAAAGGAATAGAGCAGTTGATGAAAGAAACAGAAGAAGATTTTAAAGAAAGAAGAAGAATTGCTAAATTAACTCCAGAGGAATTATCTAAAGAGCAAACAATTCAAAAAAATAAAACTGTTGAATCTTTAAACAAACCTATTCTGATAGGAAAACCTTTACCAGAAAAACAAAAAACAGATTTAGAAAAAGTCAGTGATAAATTAGGACTTAAAGCTCCTGTATCTCCGTTATCAACTACATTCTCTCCACAAGTAAATGTCAATATGGGTGGAGTAACAATAAGAAATGAAGCTGATGTAGAAAAAACTGCTGAAATGTCTAAACAAAAAATAATTGCAGAGTTGAAAAACTATGTACAAATAACCAAATAAGGAGATGATGTTATGAGACCAACATTTGTCCTGGTTAAAGATAGCACTAATACTCCTTTTTTCTTTGTAGTTCCACCATTAGATTTAAGGATAGAGAGCGACCAGGATTTACAAACTATAAAAATAATTGACTTAGGAGAAAAAACATTAATTGGAAATAGAAAAGCCGAAAAGATTAGTTTTTCTACTTTTTTACCAAGTATGAAATCTCCTTTTTTTAATTTTGTTTTATCAACTGCTCCTACTAACTCTATGGAAACCTTAAAAAAGTTAAAGAATGATAAGGAAAAATTAACTTTAATTATTCCAGAATTTAACATTTTCTTTAAATGTTATATCCAAACTTTGTATTTTTCAGTTACTGAAAGAACTGGAGATATAGATGTGGAGATAACTCTTGTAGAAATAAAGAAAAATAAAACTTTGAGTGATGTAGCAAGAGGACTATTAGAGAGGTAAATATATGGAGAAATTAAAAATATATGTAAATGGAAAAGAGTTTAAAAATATATTTACTAGGGTTATATGGAGTGGGGCAATTCACGGAACTGCAAGAAAATTAGAAGTTGAGTATCTAGGAGATATTATAACAAATATTGGAGATGAAATTATATTTTCTTATGAAGATGAAAAGTTATTTTTTGGAAAAGTTTTCCAACATTCGAGAAAAGGCGAAACTGAAATAAAAAGTTTTTATGCTTATGACAATTCTATTTATCTGAATAAAAATAACTTTGTTAAGAACTTTTTTAGAAAAAAGCCAAGTGAAATATTAAAAGAAATTTGTGGAGAACTTAATCTAAAAACAGGTAAAATTCCAAAAGATGAGGTTACTTGTACTTATCCAGCTATTGATAGAACTGGCTACGAAATTATATTAAATGCTTACACTATTCAACATAGAAAAAACAAAAAGATTTATTCGATTATAAGTAACGAACAAGCAATAGATATAGTTGAGCAAGGAACTTATACAGATGTTCTTTTGACAAGTGCGGACAACATTTCTACTTCTTCATATGAAGAAAGTATAGAAAATATGATAAATCAAATTGTTATCTATAAAGTAGAAAATGAAAAGCAACAGATACTTAATAAAGTAGAAAATGCAGAAGATAAAAAGAAATTTGGACTATTCCAACAAGTTATGCAATATGAAAAAGATGTGGATAATATATCGAATGCTAAAGATATGCTAAAAAGTGTAGAGAAAAGTGCAAGGATATATTGCTTAGGAAATATCTTAATTCAAGCAGGTTATAACATTGGAATACAAGAGCCTCATACTGGACTGATTGGAAGTTTCTTAGTTAAATCCGATATGCATATTTTTGAGGGTGAAACATATTTCTGTAATATTGAGTTAGCCTTTGAAAATGTTATGGATAAAGTGCAATTTGAAAATAAAGAAAAAGCTAAGAAAAACAAAAAGAAAAAAGGTAAAAAGGCAAAGAAAAAAGACAAAATAGATGAGTTATTTCCTGAAGGGTGGGATAAAAAGAAATGAGTGATTTAGGAATTTTAGTAGGAGAAATGATTTCACAAGCAACAAAAGGGACTTCTATTATAAAAGCCTCTGTTGTTACTCCACCACCAAACATAACTATTGAATTTGATGGACAAGTTATCCCAAGTGAGCAAATATATTGTAGTAATTACCTTTTACCTCATTATCATAGAGATTATATAATAGATGGTGTTATAGATAAAATTAAAATTAATGTATCTAGTTATGATTATGATAATACAACCACAGATACAAAAGGTCACGGGATACCAAAACTAACTGGAAAAGGTAAATATGAAGGTAGCGGTACTTATAAATCACATAAAGATATTTGGTTCGAGGATACATTACAAAAAGGTGATGAAGTACTTGTTCTTGTTCTGGGTGTACATTACGTAGTTGTTACTAAGATAGTTAAAATGCCTAGTGGAGCAATAGAGGGAGTGTAAAGTGGAAAAAGATTTTAATATTTTTTTAGAAAAAACAGAAATAGAAGCTGAAGAAATGCCAATTTTTAAAGAATATGCCATAGACTTTAAAACTGGAGAATATATAAAAGATGAAAATGATATTAAAGTTTTAGAGAAAAATGAGGCTTTGAAAGTATGGATATTTAAGGCATTAAAGACTGAAAGATTTAGATATACTGATGTACATAGTGATGACTATGGAAGTGAGTTAGAAACTAACATTGGTACTATATATCAAAAATCTGTAAAAGATGCTTTAATGATTAATCAAATAAGAGATACATTGTTAGTAAACCCATATATTTTAGAATGTTATAATTTTGAAATTTCTAATGAAGAAGAATATGTTCTACAGATAACCTTTAATGTAAGAACTATATATGGAGAGCTAGAGATGGAGGTGTAAATGAAAGATAAAATAGAATTAAGAAATAATTTCTTAGACAATCTTAAAAATCCACTTTCAAAAATGGAAGGGACTTATAACTTTGACATTGCAGCCACTTTTGGAATAACAGCTGAAGAAGTTTACAAAGAGTTAGAATTCTGGGAGAAACAAACATTCATAGATACAGCTACAGAAGATGAATACATTGATAAACATGCTCTGATGTTTGGAGTAAAAAGAAGATCAGGAACTAAGGCAAAAGGAACTGTTAAAGTAACAGGAAAAGCTAACTCTGTAATAGAAGAAAATACAATATTTCTTAATAGAGATGGTATAAAATATAAATCTTTAAGAAAAGAATATCTAAGTACATCAGGAGTTGCTGAAATAGAAATAGAATGTTTATCTGAAGGAAAAATAGGTAATGCTGCAATAGGAGAAATTACAACTTTTGAAATTCAAAATAGCAATATTTATTCAGTTATAAATGAAAAAGAAATTATAAATGGTTATGATAAAGAACCTAATTCTGTACTTGTAGCAAGAGCAAAAGAAAAGGCAACAAGACCTGCTCATAGTGGAAATATATATGATTATGAGCAATGGGCTAAACAAGTTGATGGAGTTGGAAAAGTGTTAGTAAAACCTTTATGGAATGGAAATGGAACTGTAAAAGTTTTGATTGCCAACTATAATAATGATATAGCAGATTCTAGCTTAATTCAAAAAGTTAGAGAAAGAATACAAAATGATGATGGTAGACCAGTTGGAGCTGATGTAACTGTAGAAAGTTTTAGAGTTAAGACTATAAACATAGAGGTTAACACTATCTTAAAATCAGGATATGCTTTATCGGATGTAAAAGAAAAGATTGAATCTTTATTAAAAGCTGTTATAAAAACTGGAAGTGCTGCATTTGAAAAATCTAATAAAACAATATTATCTATTAATCGTTTAGAGAAAGCTATTTTAGAAATAGAGGGAATAAATGATAACTTTGTAAAAGTAAATAACTCTAACTCTAATATAGAAATCGCAGAAGATGAAATATTAATAGTTGGGACAGTGATTATAAATGAGCAATAGATTAATTAAGAAAGTTTCAAAAATAGCTAGAAATAATTTACAAGAAGATTTAATCAGAACATTAGATTTAATCTGTGAATATGCTAAAAATGATATACAGAAATACAAAAAGCTATTATTCATAGCTTTTTTTAATGAGCAACAAGTGGCTAACTATGAGAGATTTATGGAGTTAGATTATAAAAACGGATGGAGTTTACAAGATAGAAAAGACAGAATTATCTATACTTTACTATCGAAGAATATCTTTACACCTCATGTATTGAAGGAGCAAGCTAAGATATTCACAAATGGAGAAATTGAAGTTATTGAGAATTACAATGATTATTCTTTCATAATAAAATTTACATCAGTAGTCGGAATACCATCTAACTTGGATAACTTTAAAAACTTTATTCATATTAATAAACCAGCGCATTTAAATTTTAGTATTGAATTTAGATACAACACACATAATCAAGTAGCTTACTTATTACATAATTCTTTAAAAGCAAAAAGCCACAAACAAATTTATGACACTAGATTATATGAAGATAGTGCAGTTGTAGATAAGTATCACAAACATATAGAAATTAGTAATTTTAAAAATGATGATTTAAAAGCAAAAACTCATCAATCCATTTATGATGAAAGGAGATAGAAATGGCTAAATACACAGAATATTTAAGATTAGTAAAACCTGAGGGAAATGAGTATTACAATGTGGAACAGTTCAATCAAAACTCAGAATTAATTGATAAAGAAACAAAAAAATTAAGTGAGGGATTAGCAAAAGTACAAGAAGGAGCAACAAAAGACAAAAAAGGGATAGTGCAATTTGGAACAGAAGAAGGAAAAGCACTAGAAGGAATGATGTTGGCTAGATTAGCTGGATGTGTAGGGTATGGTGGCGATATACAAGATGAGGGTGTAAAAAATCCTAACTATATCTATTATGATAGAAACACTAGAAAAATGTACAAGTGTTTAAATCAAAATTCAGATGTGTCGGCAAATGTGGCTAATTTCATACCATTGGATAACAACTCACTTCTTGAGAGATTGGAAAATCTAATCAAAACGGATAATTATAATCAACAAAATTCTGGGTATTTTGAGTTGTTTGGCAGAATAATTTATTATGGAAGTTTTAAATACGCTAGTTCATCCAATTATGTTCAAGAATTTTCTTTACAAAGAGACATTGAAAATTGGCAAAATGCAAATGTTATCTGTACTCTAAGAGAAATTAATCAAAAATTTATAGATAAAACATTTTCTGCAAAAATGACTAATAAAAATATATTATCTGTTAGAAGTAACTTATTTAATGCAGAAACAGTTACTATATCATTTTTAATTATAGCTAGAGTTTAAACAATTCCAACTATTATAAAAGTTCCACTTGCATTTTGTAAACCAGTATTACTGTTATTCACTCTAATTGTAATTTTATTTGTGTTTATATAAGCCATTATTGTTAGATTTCCAACTTTGAATAGATTTTCCAATCTATACACATTTAAAAATCCGCTTGTAGTTGGAACAAGCTACCTAAATTATTTTTTTGAAAGGAGTAAAAAAAATGAAAACAATTAATTTTTATAAAAAAGATAAGTTAATCTTTTCTGTGTATGCAGAAAGTTTAGAAGACGTCTTAAAATCACCTCTATCATATTTTCAAGGATATACTCAAGGTATGATAATTACAGATATTACATATCAATATCCGTTTTACAAGGATGATGTATTAAGAGAAATGAGCAAAGAAGAAAAGGTAAGAGCTGGAATAGATGTTACATTGGAAGATGGAGAAATAATAAAAGATAAGAAAATAATTGTGGTACCTAAACCACAAGGAAATCCAAAGTATTTGAGTTGGAATAAAGAAAAAGGTTTATGGTTGTTAGATAATGAAAGAGAATACCAGGACTATATGAATCTAATAGATGATTTAAAGGCCAAATCATTAGCTTATGGATTTGATTATAAAGTTGATGGAAAAGAACACAGGCAGAAATGCAGAGATAAAGATATAACTCTATTGGCTTCAAATGTAACCTTTATGTTAGCTGAAAAGAGTGTATTGGGGAAAGAAAAACCAATCACTTGGTATTTTGAAGATAATTTTGGTTTAAAGTTAGATTTAGAGCAATCTTTAATATTAGCTAGTTATGGAAAAACATTTACTCAGTCTGTCTATGATACAGAGCATTACTTCAAAACTAAGGTCAACCCAAAAGAGTTGACAAAAGCCGAATTTGAGAGCAAAAGAAAGGAGATACACTCTAATCTAGCAAAAGGTTAATTTTAAGAGTTTCTAATATTAAAGGTAGTTTTATATAGCTACCTTTTTTTGATGGCTTTAAATGGTAAATTACGAGGTCAGTTTAATAATTTTTATATAAAGAAATAAAGGAGTTGATAAGTATGTTTGTTTTGTCACAAAAAAGCTTAGAAAAATTAAATGGTGTCCATATAAACCTGGTTAATTTTTTTAAAGAATTAATCTTAGTAAGCCCTTGGGACTTTAAGATTACAGCAGGAGTTAGAACTGCAGCAGAGCAAAATTTAGAATATCAAAAAGGTAGAACATTGCCCGGAATAAAAGTAACAAAAGTAGATGGCTATAAACAAAAATCTAATCATCAGACAAAATTTGATGGACTTGGTTATGCGGCAGATATTGGAGTACTTGTTAAAGAAAAGGTTATAGAAAAAGTAAAAGAAAATGGAAAAGAAGTAGAAAAAGAAATTGAAAAAACAGTTTATAAGGGAAGTTGGAAAGATTTCCATTACTATCAAGACATATATAACACAGCTAAAAATGCTGGATTGTTAGAAAAATATGGCATTGAATGGGGTGGAAATTGTTGGAAATCATTTAAAGATGCTCCACACTGGCAAATTAAAGGAGCAGATAAGGTAGCTTTTAAATAATAAATAGTCTGGCCAGACAATTATTATAAAAATTTTAGGAGGTAAAAAGTATGGAATTAGTAAAAAATTATATTGGTAGTATTACAAAACAAGGTTGGATTGGTATAGCATTAGCTTTGGGATTTATTATAGTTGTAGCAGTATCTAAAAAGAAATATGCAGATACTGTTGAAAAAGCAATAAGACTTTCAGAACAATCATTTAATTCAGGAGAAGGTCAAAAAAAGTTAGCAGCAGCAATTGCTTATATTCAAAATGCTATAACTTTAATGCCTTGGTATGTAAGATTAGTAATAGTTCCTGTAATAAACAAAAAAAGCATTATAGATGCAATAGAAAGAACATTACAAAGAATATCAAATACATTTGGAAAAGGCTCTAAGGTAGATATAAAAGGAAATGAGGAAGATGGAGAAAACTAAATTAATCCTGAAACCAATTTCAAATGGTAAGGCAATTTTGCTAGAAGAGTATGTTTATGATATAAATGGGTACTTGATAAGAGTACCCAAATCTTTTATAACGGATGGAGCATCAGTGCCTCATTCTTTACAATGGCTTTATAATCCATTTGGCAAATATATTAATGCTGCTGTCGTGCATGACTATTTATATAGTATTTACAATAACACTGGTATAAATAGAACTCTTTCAGATAAAATATTTAGACATATTATGAAAGAAACTGGTGTTGATAATAAAATTGTAAGGAAATTCTATGTAGCAGTTAAATGTTTTGGCGAAACATCTTGGAAAAGTAAATTACAAAATGAGGGATACAAGGATAGAGCTATAATTGATAGAACTAAGGAAGCTAAGGAATATTATGCATACTGGTATGATAAATTAAAATTATAGGGGTTGATAAAATGTTACTTTTGGTAAAATTAGGAGCATATTTTATTGCTTTTTTGATATGGCTAATTGGAGGCTGGGATACTCTTGCAAAAGTATTATTTGCTTTAATGTTCCTTGATTATTTAACAGGGCTAATTGTTGGCTATAAAATGAAAAATCTTAATTCTCAAAGAGCATTTAAAGGATTAAGAAAAAAACTTTTAGTCTTGGTTATTTTGTGTGGAGCAAGTTTAATGCATAAATTAGTTCCAGACTTAGCATTTAGAACTCTTGTAGGAATGTTTTACTGTGCAACAGAATTATTAAGTATAGTAGAAAACGTTGCAAAAGTAGGAGTTCCAATACCTAAAAAACTTAAAAAAGCATTGGAGCAACTGAGAGAAGAAAAGGAAGAGTGAAGGGGCAGGATTTTGTCCTGCCTCTTTTTTTTATTAACTTTTTCTTTTATAAAAAAGTCTAATATTATAAATGATTAATTGGATATAGACTAAAAAAATAAAATATTATGTTGACTTTATAAAATATTAATGATAATATAATATAAATTTTTTTAACTAAAGGAGGTAAAATATGGAAAGTAATTTAAACATGATTTGTAGTTTAATTCTATCTTTGAGACCGAATGTGAGTAATCTAGTTTTACAAAAACTTTTATATTTTATTCAAGCTTATTCTTTAGTTGAGACTGGCAGACCTGCATTTTCTGAAAAAATTGAGGCATGGATGTATGGACCAGTTGTTCCAGAGGCATATTATAATATAAAATCAAATGGAGAATTCTATCAAAATATCCCTTTTAATAATTTAAATCCTAGATTACAAGATATAACAAGAAATGTTGTAGAAACTTTTGCAGATGCAAATCCATTTGTTTTGGTTGATTTAACTCATTCATATGATCCTTGGAAAAATGCTTGGGAAAGTGGAGGTTGGAATACTGAAATAACACAGAAAGATATTATGCTTTTTCATGATAAAATGTTTGATGAAAATAGAGGTATGATATTTTAA